GCTTGTGTATGCTACGGCTGGTTTGTTACCTAAATATGGCATCTATAGCTCCTACGATGATGTGTCTATTTCAAGTATATCCAAAATTGCATCGATTGACGATGCCGTATCCGACACAACTTTTATCTGATCGTTATGCTCCATAACTACTTTCATATCTCCACCAATCGGGACTAACGAACCACCGCTTGGTATCGGTGCGTCCTTAATAATATGAACCGTATCTCCTGCTTGTGTGTTCAGCGTGACGGTAGCATTTATCTGAGAAGCTGTGACGTTAGCCAATGAAAGACCTATTGCTGTAGTCTGAATATCCAATAAAACAGAGTAGTCACCAACCGCCGTAGCCGTGGTGCCTATGTTTGTTGAAAACTTTCGTTTGAAGGTATTTGTTGCCATCTAACTATCCTAACGCAATTGATAAAGCGACAGCAGTACCCGCCGCGTCTACATTTAAACCATTCTGAGCTTTGACCTGTGCCGCAGCGTTTACCATGCTTAACTCAGTAAGATTGGTCACTGATCCACCAGTAATCTCAGGATTTGACATTGCCAAAGTATCACTCAAGCTTATCATATTTGCTCCTGATCCGCCACCATCACCGTACACAATGCTAACTTTTCCTGTGCCGGGAACGGTAACATTTGTTCCGCTACCTTGTGTAACGATTATATTTCTATCTGAAGTTAATGAATTTTTGAAGATAAAAAACGCCTGAGTTGTGTTTGGTGCTATTGTTACGGTAACATCTGCACCCAAATCAGATCCTGCATCTTTAAACTCAATAACACGATACATACCGTCTGATGCGTTGCTCGATCCAGATGATGGAGAGCTTGGACGCACTGTTAACGTGTGTGTTGTGCCTGATACTGTAACGCTTTTGTATCCAGCTAACCGATCAAATATATCAAAATTATGATTTGTGGTAGTACCCCATGTACCAGATTGCTCACCAGTACCCGGCTTTTCAATCGCAAAGTTTGTTGTAAACGTACTAGCCATATATTTCTCCTATGCTACGTCTTTCCATGCAGCTTCTTGTAAACGATCACCGGGAACAAATCCTCTAGGCGCTCCTTCAGCCTCTTTATAAGAGGGACTCGACAATGGATCGCCGGGCTGCGAACCGGGTACGGGCGGTTGAAAATTCGGAACTTGATCTGGAATAACTTGACCATATACCCTAACATTTCCTATACTTCCTGTTACTTCTTCGCCAGTTACGATAGCATCTGCGTTTGCTTGTACCGTTACATTACCAACATTTGTCGCACTTGCCAATCCCGTTGTTAAAAACTCTACAGAAATACCAGCAATGACGGTGCCGACTTGACCACTTGCAAACTCTATAGGTTTAGCTGCACTAACGCTTACAGAAACATCCGCATCCGCTTTTGGAGTGACAGTGCCTACTGCGCCTGTGCTTGTCTCTCCTGTCGTAACGACATTACCAGCAGCGTCTATCGTGACACTACCAACGCCGCCTGTAGCAGCGATACCTGTTTCTGGAACGTTGGCTGTACCTGTGACCGTTACAGAATCTAGCCCGCCTGTAGCAGCGGAGCCTGTAGCTCCAACGTCTGCATTCGCAGCAACTGTTACGCTACCAACAGAAGCTGTGGAAGAAATACCTGTTTCTGGGACAATCGCATCACCGCTAATTGTCGGTGATCCTACGGCTCCCGTACCCGCAGATCCTGCTGCGGAAATGTTTGCTGTGCCTGTAACAACAACAGAACCTACAGATCCTGTGCTTGTAGAGCCTGTAACTCCTACATCCGCCGCAGCCGCAACGACAACAGAGCCAACGCCACCTGTAGCCGCCAGCCCTGTTTCTGGAACACTAGCTTCTGCAACAACAGAAACAGATCCAACCGCACCTGTCCCTGCCACTCCCGTAACAACAACTGGAATGGATTCGCCCCAAGTACCTTGGGACCATGTACCTCTATTCCATCCAGCAATTATTGCCATAGGACTTAACCTTTAGGCGATACGAATAATAGCGTTACTCGCGTCCGCTGTTGGAAACTGAATAGTAAAGTCACCAGCAGTAGATGTCTTGTCACCACCAAACGCCAACACAATTACAGAATCTGTTGTACCTGAACCACCGCCAGTTGTGGTGTTATATATCAAGGCACCGTTTGCTGTAATTGTTGCAGTTGAAAATGTTGAATCAGCAAAATCAGTAAAAGCTGTTGTGCCACTCGTACTAGGATCTACTCTTGTTAAGGTGTTTCCACCAGCAGAATAACCCGTGCCACTAACCTCGTTTGAAGTAGCATAACCAGTAGTAGAAGCATCTAATGATGCAGATGAAGTATATAGGGCAATCTTAAAAGTATGCCCTCCTGAGTTTTTAAAGTTGTGCCCTGCTTCAAGAAGTTCTTGCTTGAAAGAGGTACACATTGCTTGCGTGATCGCCATGTTATAATCTCCTTATTGCGTCAGCCAGTTCTGGATGCCCTGCATCTATAAGGGCATTATACACGGTTGTGCGGTCACTGCGAATAGCTTCTCGCATATAAAACGCAACCACCTTTTCCATGTGCTTTTGGAACGCTCGTGCTTGATCTCTGATAGCAGGGTGTGTATCATCAGATACACTGATCAACTTTTCCACACAGCGTTCTGCAACCTCGTCGGGAGTAAATCCTCGATTCTGTGTTGTTTGTACATTAACGATTGGATCGCTAGGTACGTCAAAATTTAACTTAAACATTATTGTTTATCCCTAACTACTTTACCCACACGATAGTCTTGTGTGGTTTCTTTAGCTTCTCCCAACATTTTAAGCCCCATAACGGCTTCTTGAAACCTTTTATCATAATTTGCCATGATGTCAGGCTCCCCTTTCATAAAAGTATAAGCTTCTACCAAAGAACCATACAAAAGTGCTAATTCAGCATTTTCACTTAACCAAGACGTATCTGTTCCTGCTCCAGACGTTAAACTAGCGGGCCTGAATAAATACTGAACCTCCACATTGTACGCAACATCAGGAGTAGGCGCTAAAATAAAGTTACCTACATCAAATTGAGCATAATATCGGGGTTTACCTTGAACCGTATAGTCTGGGTGATAAGACTCAATGTAAGATAAATCTTTAAACTGCAAAAACTCTTTTTTGTTGTCACCGGCGGCTGCGTTGTAAATTGTAACAGAAAAGGGAGCTAGAAAATCACTTGGCGCACCCAAATATTGATTACCCGCAGCCATGGAACCAACCTGATTACGCATAAACAGGTTAAGCTGAACGTTTTTTAGTATGCGCTCTTCGGTCGCTCTTATAAAAACAGGAAGGTTAGAAACAAAAGTTGTCTCTGTGTTCTCTGTATAATCTTGTATTGCCTGTTTTAAACTATCGTATGTAAAAGCCATTATACTACCACCGTAACTGTTCCTACAGATCCCGTAGCTACTAAATCATTATCTGGTGTTACACCCGATATTTCTTTAAAACCTACAGGATTAAAACCATATTGTGTGCCTCTTTGACCGTCTAGATTTTGCTCTGGTCGGCTATCAACTAAAGCTTGGGGGTCTGTAACTTTTCTAAAAGGACCTAATTGCGGATGTTTGGGCTCGAACTCGTCAGGTCCGACAAGTAATCCATTCCACTCACGCCTCATTAACCGGTAAGGGTATTGAAACCCAGATCGGTCGGAAATAGCTAAAGCATTTTTTCCAGAAGCAAATTTACTCATCAACTCACCCTAAAATATTGAAAGTCAGGAACAACGTTAAAAGAAGACCTGTCTCTGTCCTCCGTGGCTGCCCTTTCAAACTCTTCTTCATATACCGCTTTTAACAGTTGCACCCTATTTGGCGCTCGTTTTAAAGCCAAATAGTATGCCAATCCTGCTGCAAGACATGGATAAAACCGAAAAGGCATATCAAGTGTGTTTGTGTAAACATCTGCATCCTGCATTCTAGTTAAAGCATCATAATGTATAACATCTGTGCTGTTTTCAGGAACAGGCCATACTTTCAAATTGGGAGTAAGCTGACGGTCGAGGAAAAACTGGTTGGGTCTAGCCGCAGTCGTTTTTGTCGGTATGGCTAAAAACTCGTCACGACTTAATCTTTCAAGCTGAAAGTCTGTGCCGTCTCTTCGAACAACGACGGATAATACATCTATAACGTCTGTGCCAAGACTATATTCTCCGTCGTTTGCAACCATGTTTAAAGTACGTTGCTTTATAGTCCATTGATTTAAGCCCCTATTAGCCCAATCGGCTAACAAAAGATTAAGTGACCTTTTTGCAGAAGTAAGATCGTAGCCAGTACGCACCTCTAAGCCACAACGCTCAAAAGCCTCTTCTATATAATCGGCTACATCTAACTCAAAGTCTGTGCTTCCTGACAGTGCCATCTTACTTCTTCTTTACTGCTCCGCCGCGACGCATCTTTTTAACCATGCCGCCGCCGCGCATTTTCTTTACCATACCACCACCGCGCATTTTCTTTACCATACCACCACCGCGCATTTTCTTTACACCGTTTTTCTTACGAGGTTTCATTGCCATTTGTAAGTCTCCTATATAGGTTTTCACGACGATTATATGTGTCGTACACATTATAATCACTTCCATAACTATTATAATAACCCCTTTTATTCAATTTGTCTGCTGCAACTTGCAATTTAGACAATCTTTGAACAAAAATCATTGCATACTCTACCTCTGTGACAGGCTCAAAGTCTGTTTCTTCCTCAAAACCACTGGGCTCGTCGTCTGGATGAAAACCCATAACCCAAATATCTCTATCAATAAACATACCTTCGGAGATAGCCGTGTTAAGGTCATCCAGATAAGTATGAAAATCGTCCGTGCTCTTGTCGTTATTCAAATCAACAATAATTGCCAAATCAAAAACATCTTCAAATTGAGATATGGTGCTGTATAAAGTTTGATAATGCGGCTCGTATTTAAATAAAATGGCTACCTTTTCGTCTATCAAAGCCTGCTTTGCATAAGGGCAAGCGGGCATGTCGTTAAAGAAAGGGCTTGGTTTTTCCAAAACTTCAGAGGTCCATTGCGTAATTTCATCCACAATTTTCTTTTCAACACTCAGTTCTGGAAAAAAATGTCTTACATTCATGATTGAGTCACCGACCCAGACGTTCTTTTACGTCTGTTTGACATTACCCTGCCGCAACCTCTTGCAACAGCCGTGCCTTCAATACGTTTTCCGTTAAAAGGGCGTTTTGACTTCGTGGTTGGAACGGCTCCACCCAAGGCCATCCTTACTGTTGCCGCTTTGGTATTAGAAACAACCTTTTTACCTTTTGCTCCTTCTCTTTTTTTCTTTTGAGCAGTAGATTTACGCTCAGACTTGCTTAAACTCTGCGCCTTTGAGCGCGGTAAGCAACGATCTGGACGTTTTTTGTTCTTTGAGGTGCCGCAAGGACCAGCAATGTTGCCAGAACTGTCTATTCTGACCCAATCTTGGTCTAACCAGTCTTGTAATTTACCCATTATCGGCCCTTTCTCTTACCACCCTTTGATTTTTTGGCATAGTTAGGGTCTTTACAGTATTTGGAAGCCGCTAAATTAGCATATGCGCTGGGATAGGTATCAAAAGTGCGTTGCGCCCAAGCTTTACCCTCTGGGCAGATTTTGCTTCCCTTGCTCTTTGAAGAAGCTTTTTTAGATTTTCTTGAATAATTTGCCATTATAAAAGCTTTCCTGCTATTGCGGTTGCTATAATTAAAAGGGCAATACCCCACAGGCGCATGTCAAGCTTATCAAGTTGCTTATCAATCTTTTGATACCGAGCGTTGCATTCTGACTCGTGCTTTTCAAGCAGCTTTAAAACCTCTTCGACTTTCATATTACCACGCCTTGCACGACCAATATCTGGCCGTAAACTTGTCTTTTGCCGTATCACACGAGTGCCTAGCTCGAAAGTTCTTACGCCTTCCGGGCTGGGCTTTTTTAATAGACATGTTTGGATCACCAAATCTAACCAACTTGACCTCAGAACCTTTTTTGGCAAGGACCGCACTTTTTTTGGACTTACCCGGAGTTCTTTTAGGTTTGTTGTATCCTGCAAAGGTTTCACCCCTGTAACTTATTCTACCAGAAGGAAGTCGCTTAACATTCTTTGTCGTAGCCACGATAATCCCCCTAATTAAAGAAAAAAGTTACCGCCGTTATATTTGTTAAAACGGATACATGAATATCGCTTACGCGGATACCATTAGAAGGTATGTTTACCGAATGCGTATCAGATGCATTAAAATCCAGATCCAAAACGGTAGCCCCGCCGTTACCGTCAGTGACAGTAAGGCGAGGTGTTCCAGAACCGGTTTTTAACTGTATCTGACGAATACGCGAGGGACCCACACTTAAAGCACCTGTGGCAGTTATACGTTTTGTTTTTACATCAGAATCAGACATATACCTATCCTTTACGCTACATCGTCAAGTAATGCTGCTACAATGCATGTTGCAGTTGCGGCGCTTGAGCCATCGTGACCAATTGCGTGTATCCCAGCAACCGTAGTATTTGGAAGCCTAGCAAAGAAAGACTCATTAGGACTGATCTTTACCGCATCGTCTGTGGTTGCCGCGGCTGTACCTGCATCAAAAACAACATAGATATGATTGGCTGCGTCCGTATTTTTAATATAAATGAACTCAACCTTATCACCTGTTGCTATTGCAGTCGGTGCAGTATCGTCATCCTGTGCTGCATAATCTATGAAATATCCAGCCATCAAATCAGTGCTTGAAGCACTCACACTGGTTAGTTTGTAGTACCACTTATCATTCGCATCTTTCGGCGAAATAGTGGTTGTGGCTTCGATAGTTTTGGCTATCTCGTCCGGTAAAATTGTAGTTTTCATAACTACTGTTGCTGCATCTGCCATGTTTTATCTCCTATTAAGAAGCGTCTGAAGAGCTAGAAATACCTATGAACTTCATAACTATGTCAGTATCACCACCGGGATCACCAGATACAACAATTTCAGTTGCTTCTGCTGTTGCAGTAGAGGCTGTTGTTGTGCCACCGGACATTCCTAAAACACCGTTACATGGGAAAAAACCTTTAAAACCTGTGCTGTTAACTGCTACAGATATACCATCTACAAATCCATCAGTATCTGTATCTGTACCAATATCAACAAGGTTTACAGCGTTAGCTGCTGCTGTAGTTACGGCAATCATAACAGCCATAGGGATAAAGTTTGAAGGAATACCAATTGAAGATTCTTTACCTGTAGTATCACCATTAGCAACAGTTACGGTTGCGGTATATACAGATAAAGTCATCTCACTGGTGAGACCACCAGTTGTAGAACTTTTTACAATATTTTTAAAACCGTTTTCTGAACGGACGGGACCGTTAAATGTCGTGTTAGCCATATCAATCTCCTGTCTGGGCTATTGTCAGTAACTTCATGTTACTGTCAGGAATACAATCACTATAACACAGGAAACTAAAAAAGAAAGGGGCCTTTGCAGGCCCCTCAGTTTTCAGGGAGGAAATCTTTTGCAAAAAGATAACCTCAGTATAACATACTTTACGCTCCGGGTGTACCGAAAACGCAACGCCAGTCAGAAACACCAAAGCTGTAACGCTCACGGGCCTTGAATCGCATGTTACCGGTGTCAAAATCACCTTCCATTGCCGTCTTAATTGGCGAACGGTTGAAGTATTTGAAACCATTTGGCGCATCCGTCTTGATGAAGAAAGCGTCTGTGTCTGTTAGGAAGTGGTTAACCACTGCCCCTTCAGGCAACATACCCATATTCTTCATTGCGTTTGCGTCATTGTCCGCAGTTCCTGAACGTAGGTTTGAGTTAATCACACGCTCTGCAATGAATTGCAGTTCTTTTGGAATGATTAGCTTCGTACCG